GTTTCCCAGTCACGATCCAGGCGGTTGCTAGCCGTAACGTTATTGTCGTGTCATTTGGTGATACGTGTATCATGCGCCCAGTTATGACGCTTTGGTAAGTTTTTGCTGAACTAGCGCCAGTAGCGGTAAACGTGATTTTTGCGTGACTAAATAAACATGTTTGTACGCTTAAAAAGTCTGCGTAGTTTTGTCTGCTACTGCTATCCATTTGTTGATCTATTGCTGACATACTTAACGTTGCTGTTTGCGCTGTGAAATGTACGGTAGGGAAGCGTTTAACCCAGAAGTTGCCTATAAACGCTTTTTCTGTGTCTGTGGCACCGCCAAACACGACTGGTATTACTTTGCTGTATGTTACGCTTCTTATGCCTAGTGTGTCTTGGCTGTCTGTGTCGTTGACGAACGTTGCGCCGCTACTGCTTGCTGGTAGTTGTGCTTGTATTTGTGCTTGATTTACGGTGTCAACGGTGTTGTACTGGGTGCTTACGTTTTTTTAGTGGGAATTTGTCGGCGGTTTTGTCGCCGGTCATCTCAAACGTTTTAAAGTGATCTGTACTGCTTACTGTTTCTTTTGTGAGTAGTCGGTTTCTGTAGGCGGCGTTTAGCGTCCATTTTGCTGTACTGCTGTCGTATGTTGCGGTTGTCGGGAATGCTACAGCAGGTCCACTTGGTAGTACTTGGTTGCTTATGTAGTCGCGTGCTGTTCCGTCTTCAAATTCTTCTATTATGCCGGTGTAGCCTATTGGGTAGGTTGCTGTTTCTGCTGGGTCTACATTGTTTAGTTTGTTAAAAGCGCTTACTGTTGCGTTTGTTGCACCAAATTTGGGAAAGGGCACGGCGTCTACGCCTGATGGTGTGCCGTTAACGATGTTTTGTGCTACTGCGTCTAGTTCACCGTATGCGGCTGTTGTGTCTATTGCTGTTACTGCGTCACGCCCAGCATATGTGTAGCAGTCGGCTAGTGTTAGCATGACTGTTGCGTAGTTGCCGTCGTCTTTAAAGTCCATGTCTGTCACAACCATGTAAGCAACGTCAGCGGTGCTAGTTGTTGATCCGTCGTTTATATCGCATGTTATACGTACAACTTTGTTAAACCATGTAAACGCTTCGTATGTGCCACCGCCTGACGGTGTGAATATGTTGCCGGTGTTGTCTAGGTGCATGTAACCGCCGAACGTAGCGAAACGCCCTATTTGCACGTTTTGATGAATGCTGAACCCTAAGACGTTGCTGGTTAGGTCTGTTGTGGTGCTAGCGTCTAGGAATTCGACCTGCCATGTGCTTGTAACCGTCATTTTCTTACGAGGTTGTTTACTGCTAGCGGTATGCTTCCGTTGCGCCTTACATAGTCTTCTAGGGCTTGTACGACGTCGTTGCCGTCAGCTCCGGCAGGCATGTTAACGGTTATGTTCATAGTTCCCATACCGCCCATTTTTGACAGGGGTATAACTGCTTCTGGTTCACCGCCTTCGCCGATCATAGCTAACGTAGGACGCGTAATAATTCCCCCGTCAGCCAACCCCAAAAAGCCTAAACCGCGTTCCAACAATCGCTCTAAACCGCCTTTGGGTGACACAGCGTTTGGTATTTGAGATTCACCAGAACCGAAACTAAATAAATTCTTTACGCCTTCTTCTATTCTTTGCGGTACTTGTTTTGCAAAACTAATTAACTCTTTAACGAAACCTATAGCTCTTTGTACACCTGCTATAAATTCTTTTGTGTCTTCAATTAAGAAATCAAATACAGCGCCTAACGCGTTTCTAAAACCTTCACTTTCTAACGCCAAATAGGTTAGCCCTGCAACTATCGCCGCTATCGCTACGCCAGCGGCAACAAATGGACCACCAAAAATAGCCGCTAACCCAGCTAGACCTGCTGTGGCGGCTTTTATCGCCGCACCCATTTTCAGCGCGCCCTTAAATAATAGTATTGCTGTTGTTGCTGTGCCGACACCTACACCTAATGCTATGTATTCGTTTTTGTACTCTTTTATGTGGTCTATTGTTGCGTTAAATGCTTCCGGTATATCATTTCGACTAAAACTAATAAGCGCCTTAAATGCAGGTATTACTTGATCTGTTATTGCGTCTTTTACTGCGTGGAAAGCTGTTACAAGTGCTGGTATTAACGTTTCGCTTACTAGGTCTTTCACGACTCTTGCTATTATTGGCAACCAAGTCTGGGCTAGTTCTTTAACGGGTGTCAGTAACTCTTTAACTTTGTTAAATACGTCTTTTATTTTTGGTGACCATTGTTCAAATTTTGTTATTAGTCTGCCGGTGACGTCCGCCATTTTCTCAGCTATAGGCAACAACACCTGCCCCAGAGTAATACCCAAATCCTTAAGACGTGCGTGCAGTATGCGTTGCGTGTTCGCCAAACCTTCGCTAGTGCGCTTAAAATCGCCTGTAGCGCCCTGTTCACCTAGTTGTTGCATGATTAGGCTATGCCGTGCAAGTATCTTCTGACCTTCGCTTAATTCTTCACCCTGCTCTATAAGTCCCATGTTTAGGGCTTCTGTTTCGACAGCGGCGGCATTCATCAACACACCAATAGATTGCAACGGTTCAACGCTACCCCTAAGCCCAGCGTTAAGTTTCTCTAATGCTTCTTCTGGTCGTAGATTATTAAAGCTGGCTACGTCCGCTGATAGCGTAACTAGATCCCCTGCAAAGCCTGAAAGTTCGTCACCTGTTAAACCGGCGGCTTTACCAAACACACCAAACGATGACGACGCTTCAAGGAACTCTGCGCGTGATAAGCCTACTTCATTAGCGGCACTCTTGGCGGCTGTTTCTATACCTTTAGCCGCATCTCCAAATATTTGATTAGCTTTTGAAAGTGACTCTTCAAAGTCAACAGCTAAACCGATGCTTTTAGCGCCCAAACCAGCAAATGCGGCACCAGCGGCAACACTAAACTTACCTATCTGCTTTGTGACGTTGCCTAGTGATTGTGTTGCTTTGCCTAACGCTTTGCGTAACGGTTTGCTATCACCGGCAACAACTACGTTAATGATGCTTGTTTTTTTAGCCATTTATAAGCCTGCTTTACGCTGTATTTTCTTAACACCTTTAAAGTAGGCGTTGAATACTTCGCCCCTGCGCTGGTCTAACGCATCATATAGGAACGGTTGCGGCTGTATACCTCTTGCTGGGAATCCGAAGTGTATGACGCCTGCATACGGTACCCTTTTGAAACCTGCTCGCACCCTACCTGCGGTTTTAGTTCCTGCTGGGCGTATCGTATCAGCTAAATTGCCTGTACGTCGTGGCACTATGTCTTTAGCACGTTCAGATACCATCGTAGCAACGTCAAGGTTAAGCGTTTTTAAGTCTTCTAGGTCATCCCCCATGCGGCGTAGCTCTCTGCGTAATTCTTTAACGCCTGTTGCTTTGATACTTTGTGCCATGTTACCTGTTTCGCTTGTTCGCTCGTTCTTTCTCTTTTTGTATGTCGTTGTGCGCCATTGTCAACGCTCGTAACTCGTACGGGTCGCATTCTAAAAGCTGTGTATAAGGTTGTCTGGTGATGAGCGCTAGCCGAGCGATTGTATATGCTGTGGCTCGCTTGTTAAAAAATCGGGTTCACTCTCCACTAGCGTTATATCTGCTATTTCGGTGCTTACCCACTCATCGAACAACTTAACTACTCTGCCGCTTTCGCGTGTAGCGGTCCAAGCAAGCCAACATATATGTTCAATGCTTGGGTCGTTACTAAAAGCGCCTGCTAGCGTTGTCTTAAATTCGCGTTCAAATGCTATTGCTGTCTTAAGGCTTATTGACACTGTGTACGCGTCGCCTTCCGGCGGTTGTACCTGTAGCCTGATGTCGGAACCTAGCATCGTACTAGCTCGTTGCCTTTACGGGCGCCGCCGCCAGTTGCCAAGACACACTATGCGTTGCTAATTCACCGATTGAACCATTAATACTGTCGAATTCCGTAACTACACAACTGCAGGTATACGACGGGTTGGTCGCCGATACGCTACCGCTTGCCGGTTTGACAACTACTGTTGTTACTGTGCCTATTAACGGGTAAATGGTTGCTTCTGTTTTTGACGCCGCAAAATCAGCATTGAAATCTATATCAATAGTGCCGTTTGTCAATCCGCCTATAAATGTGCGCGCACTGTCACCCATAGCGGTTGTTTCTAACGTATCTGCGCTTTGCGACAATGTTACGCTTGTTACATAACTGCTCAAATCAACACTATTCACGGTGATTGAACAATCATTTAGCATGAACTCACTCATTGTTTACTTATCCTTTTTTGTTGTAGGGTTTGTTTCTTTTATATGTCCGCCCTGTATTAGGGCTTCTATGTTTGCGCCTGCTAACTGCTTATCTGTTACGCTGTCGCCTTTTTCGTGACCACTAAGGTTGTCACTGGTCACTTCGTATTTACTCATACGAGTACCTCCGTATCTAATTGTACGCCTAAGAATACCGCATCTGCGAATGTTATGGGTCCATAGTTGCGTGCATTCGTTACGGTTACGCTTTTTGCTTCGCCGCCTAGTGTCTGGTCTGCTTCTAACGCTGTAGGCACAGTTACCAAATAATCGTTTAGCATTTCTTGGTTTGCTGTACTCTCGAAACGTTGCGCCGCTACAACAATGTCAAACCGGCATGTTGCTAAACCGGCCGCTACAGTGCCCATAGCTTCATGAAACGTTATAGCATTGTTAGACGGCACGACAATAGCGCAAGGTGGTGTTAAGAAGTCTGGTACGAAGTCATAAACAGTTACAAATGCTTGTGGACTGCTAACGGCTTCTAATCGTGTCTTGATGCCTGCCCTGATGTTGTCGTAATCCACGACTATGCCGCCGCCGGTAGTTTCAATCCTCTAAGCAACGCTATAACTTCTGGGTCCGTCCTCGATATACGGACGAAGCCGACGTCTACGCTACCAGCCTGAAAGCCTAACGGACTGCTACGCCGCTGATACAAGCGTGCCGCTATCACTAGCGCGCATTGCTTGACCTGATCGGGTACAGCCATTGCATAACCATAGAACGCTGTTACCTGCAACGTAGGACGCCCATAACGTCCCCTAGTGTATGAATCACCGTCTACACGCCTTATGACCCTGTATGGGGCTGTGTTGCCGTCTAGAATGTAATCTGTGGTAATGGTTAGCGTTGTGTCGTAGGTGCCGTCAAGCGTCGTATCTTCTTTAACGATCAAACCGTCAGTTTTAGCAATATCGTCAACGTATACGGTGTAGTCGTCATAGGCTACATACGTTTTAGCTGTTGCGCTACTAGGTACAACAAATGTGCGCCCAGTAATCTGGTCGATTTCGGCTTCTGCCGCCGCTATAGCGTTATCTATCGCCGTATCTTCTGACGTGGTGCCTGAAGGTATGCCAAGATAGGTTTTAACTAAGGCTTGCGTTGTGTAGTTTGGCATTGCCTACTTCTTCTTCGCAGATGCCTTCTTAGCAGGTGCCTTCTTAGCAGGTGCCTTCTTCGCTGGTTTACTTATGCGGCTAGGTGCTTGTTTTTCCCATAATGATTTCGACATATGTTCCTTTCTGAGAGGTGAGAGACGGCACCGGCTACCAGTGCCGCCCCTCAAGACTCAATTAGAAGCTAGGTGCAACCAAGCCTGAACCTGACAGCATACTAATTGATGCTGGGTAGCGCCCACCAATAAAACATGCGTACTGGTATGCAACAAGCGTAACCGTAAGGTTTAAGCCTGCTGTTTGGTCCATTCTCACCATTACTGGTTGTGTGTTGTCCTCAAATAGAAGACAGTCTGAGCGTCGAACAATAAAGATAACGTCCTCATTGCCGCCTGAACCTGCACCAGTTGATATCTTGCCTGATGTTACTACTGGCAAACCTGCAACGCTTGCGCCTGTAACACCGTAACCTGCAATTGGTCCGGTGCCCATAGCGTTTTGTGGCACGTTCTGAGTAGGTACAACAAGTGGTCTACCGTTGCCGTCAGTTTCAGCTTGCAAGAATGCAAGCCTTCTAGGGTGCATAACGATTAGGTCAGCGCCTGCAAATCGGTTGCTGTTGATTTGTTGTATGCCGTCTACGATTTTGCTGTAGAGTTCAGCGCCTGTAGGTGACCCATCGGTATAGGTGACACTGTTTATACCGCTAATGTTTGACAGTCCTAGCATGTTGCCTGAAGACCCTGAACCGTTAAGTACTTGGTCTTCTAACACTGTTGCTAGTGCGCCCATCATGTCAGCGGCAATAAGTGTATCTATGCCGGTGCCCCTGTCAATGGCTTGCCTTGAAACTTGCTGACCACTGGCTATGGTTCTGATGTCAACGGAAATTAAAGAATCGTCCAAATCTGTTTCGCTAACAGCGTTATTTTCAGATGCCTGAATTGCGGCAGAACTGCCCGTAGTTACCCTTGAGATATTTATAGTCATACCATCTTGAGGTAGCGGTAGGCTTGTGCACTGATCGGCGAATGGTCGCCCTGCCCGTGAAAGCTCGGCGGCAAGTTGTGTGAGGTACTGAGGGACAACAAGCCCAGCGTAGTTTGCGGTTGTTCCGTCCCTGTGTTCAATGTCCATTTCTTGCCTGTGTCGCCTA